AGTATTTTGTGTGTTTAATTCTGTAGTCGCAGAGTATCCTCTCTTACATCCGAGTAATGTATTAGTTTGCTTATTAATACTCTCATAGAAAATAATTTCATCATTAATTTTAATCACACCATTGGCAGGTTGAAGACCATAAACACTATCCAGTGTGATCTGTTGCTCGGTTCTGGTAAGATCTTCCGCTAAAGTAAGTTCTTGTACTAAATTATGTTTCTTTAAATTATCTACATCTTTTTCATCTAAAAAATTATGTGCAACGTCTAAGGGACCACCAGTTAACTCTAGAGACTTATAATATTCCTCATAAAACTTGACAAAACAATCAAACTCTGCCGTAACAAAGTCTGGCAGTTGATATGTGACTAAATCTGAGATATGTAAAATATTATGAGACATCTTAGTTGGTTTCTACAAACAGTTGGAAAGTGCTATTGTTTACTGCAAAATCTAGATAGACTTCTCTTACAGCTCTAACGTCTTCGCTCTTTGGAATGGCAGTAATAAAGATTTCTTGCTCTGAATTACTACCAGAAATGATTCTGATTGGATTTAAGTTTACATCTCCTTTTGTAAAGTCAACTGTGCCGACATTGTTGTCTAAAATAACTCTACTTGCTGTTACTGAATCAATAGTATATAGAAAGATTCTACCCTGCTTATCATTCTCAAGATAACAGTCAAAATCTGAATATTCTTCTGTTCTGAATGCACTTGATTTGATAGTAGTTTCGCCATCACAAGGAACTTTGAATTCATTTACATAACAGAGGAGATATTGTGCAGATGTATTCAAAACAGGAGCAAATTTTTTCCTCAATCTTACTCTTGTAGTGTTTGAGACGATTGATTGCTCAGAAGCATCAATCACAGTTGATAATCTACTCTTTTTAATTACTCCACCAAACTTACTTAAGTTATTAGTGTCTCTGTATCTTACGAGGTTCTCAATAATTTTCGTTTTTACTTGTTCTCGGGTCAAGTTCGTTAAATTACTATTCCAATAGACTTCACTGTTTAAAATAACTTCAACAACCGAAGGATCTACGATTACTGGAGTAACTGACGCTACAGTATACTTTTTCAAATCAGTAATAATTGACTTTTTGGTTGAATTACTCAAAAAAGTACTAAATTTTGGTTTAATAGCAATTTTTACTCTTCCGTATTCTGGTGGAGACTCACTTTCTCCACCATAAACGATAATGTCAGCGATTGAAGGGTAAATTCTTTGTGTAATGACCTTGTAATCGTCTAATGTGACTGCTCTATTCTGAGAAGAGTAGAATGCAGGAGCATTTTTCTTAATCACTTCAACATCTTCGGCAGCATCACCACCTTCGCTGCCTGAAACTACCGTTACATTAATATTATTTAAAACTCTTCTGGATTCATTGTCGTAAATTTCGCCAGTAAAAACATAATTCTTGATAAAGTTGCCATCTGCGCCACTTGATACAAGATATGACACTTCAATTACTTCACCGTCCTCAAGTTCTCTTCCTAAAACTCCGTCACCGAAGATTAACTCATATCTAGAGTCATCAACTTCTTGTACAAAGAAAACTTTGTCGTCTGCAGAAACATCAAGAATGTTTTCAGACTGTGTATAAGAATTCAAGACCGAAGATGTAGCATTTGGTCTTACATGAACTCTAATCGTGTCTGTGTCAACGTTTTCTGTTGGAATGATATATCTCTGATCTACTAATTGCTTATTAACAATGAATTTATAAGTTAAATAGATCCCTTCAGTCACTGAAAGGTTGCTTGTTCCATCAATGTTGCTAATGAAAGCAAGATTGTTAGTTACAGGAACAGTAATATCTTCTAAAACAGCAAATTGATATGTTTCTGCTCTATTATCTGGATTAGACGAAATGAAAGAATTACCTTTCTTCAAGGTAACAAAGTTTGGAACTCTTCTTGGGTCAATTGCAGCAATAGCATTATAGTCAACTTTTAATTGAACTGTTGCTGATGCTGATGTTGTTGATTTTGGTTTATATCCTAACTGCCTAGCAATAGCAACAATATTATCCCTTAATGATGCCGATGTCAAAAAAGACTCATTAACCGCCATCGTTGTGTTGAAGGCAGTGTAATAAGTATTGTATGACAGTAAATCTATAATCGCACTTAAAGTTGATGCCTCAAAGTCATAATCAGTAAATTGAGTGTTTCTCCTCAAATACTGCTTAAGGGCATTCTTAATATCTTCAAAATCTAAAGAATTGACTTGTACGAATGACATTTAAAATTACGGAGCTGGTGAACTTAAATTAAGGGTTATATCAAAACGCTGAGCATTGTTAGGAATTGTATAAGCTATGGCAATTTCGTACTCATTTGTGTCAAAATCAGGAACTACTTCAAGATCCTGTAATGTTACTCTTGGTTCAAATGTTTGAATCAGTCTAGTTACTTCATCACTAATTAATGCAGCAGTTGCAAAGTCAAAAACTTCAAACAAATATTCTGGAATGGCGCTACCAAAAGTTGGTTCAAAAGGTTTTTCGCCCTTTTTGTATAAAAAAAGATTAATCAAAGCTCTTTTGATAGCATTCTCATCTTTTAGTAGAGTAAGATCTTTCTTGATTGGATTAATTTTACATGTAAAACTTAAATCAGTGTAGGATCTTGACGGTAGCGCCATTTTCAGAGAGTCGTTTTATTTATTTATGACCCCAATCTCACTTATCTTCTATCCTTTCAGTAAAAGAGGGAATATTTTTCATGTTTTTTGCTTTCTTCAACAGTTTATCAGAGTGAATTTCGGTAATTAAAGTCATTCCTGACTTTATAAAGTCTCTACCCTTGTCAGTCGGTGAATTTCCCATTGGTTTCTCCTGTAAATTTTGCAATTTCGTAGTCTTCGCCCAAAATTTCTTTCAACATTGCATCATTCCAGTGCTCATAATACCCAGACTCTGCTAAAATTTGTCTAGATTGTCTTAATTTTTGCTTAGATTGACACAAAAGTAAGTTATATTTTCCATTATTTGTCTGAATGCCGTTGATGAAGGTATGATAGTTACCGCAATCCTCCAAAAATATGTATTTTGGGTAAATTGTGTTATAAATTTCACACCACATTTGGATAGCATCGGCATCCAAATAGTCTTCAACAACAAAAATGACGACATCACACCCAGTTATAGGCATGATATCGTCAATCGGTGCTTCTACAATCTTATAAGTTGCTGCTGAAGAGAAAGGACAGACAGCAAAATTACCCAATTCTGGTCTAATTTGGGAAATTCTACTGATCCATTCCTTTACATGCTCTTCAATCTCATGCATTCTCTTTCTTTTTGTCAGGATGCTCTTGATCTTGTGCTTTTTTTCCTACCACATAACCATAAGTTTTTGGTTCTGTGCTCATTTTCCTTGTCCTCGGTAACGTTTACGGGCTCCATTTCTGGAGGTTGCACTATATTTAGTATGCTTACCATTTCCCTGACGAGATTTTTTCGGTTTCGTCTCAATAGTTTCACCAGTGCTAAAGGAAGGACGACGTGCCATAAATGCCTCAAATGTACTCAGACATTATATCATATCATTTAGACTTGCACAACACTGATAATTTGGATTTGTGTTCCCCCAGTCTCATTTGTGTGTGATGTGTTACTTACAGTAATCTCTGCTGGACTATTAGAGTTTGTTGTTGGACTTGGAAGACCGCCGTAGTAAGACGATCCGCCACCACCTCCACCACCGAAGGAACCACCATAGTTGGATCCATAATCCCATCCTGATCCACCACCACCGCCTCCGTAGTATCCCATACCACCTTGACCGCCAGTACCATCAACATCACTACCAGCACCACCCTTAGAGAAGAATCCACCATTTCCTCCTTGGCATCCAGGATACCGAGTTAATCCAGGTTCTCCTCCACATGCTCCGCCGTTACCACCAGAACCAGATCTGTATCCACTAGTAGTTGCTCCTCCACCACCACTAGAGTTATTTTTATTTGCACCAGCAGATCCACTGGGATATCCAGCATTACCACCACTTACTCCATTGCCACCATATCCACCCTGAGCTGCGAGCATGATGCAGTTATTATTATTTACTCCAGTGCCATAGAACATAGCAGCATATTCTGAATCATAATAAAGTGTAAAGACATCACCAGCAGTGACTCGTACAGTTCCCTGAACAAGACTACCTGTTCCAGAGGGACTTCCCCCACGAAGCTTTATTGTAATGTCATAATCTGTTTCCTGTGGATTCAAATAAACAGATTCAGTCAAAGTAATTGTGCTTGTCATAAACGCAATTTCAGTTTGCGTACCAGAATTAACCCCAGTCATTATAACGCTCTGAGGAACAGTGACGTTAATGATAGCAAGACCATCACCACTGCTTGCACCACGACCAGTTACATAATCAGTCACACCAGTTCCAGCAGGGTTTACTCCGCCACCAGATCCTTGAGAACCATCATTGGTTGAGAATGTAGCGAAGGTTCCAGTTTTATATCCTGATCCACCGCCGCCACCGCCGCCAGTACAATTACCGCCACCGTTACCACCAGCACCAGATCCACCTGCTAATCCAGATCCACCACCGCCACCACGGTTTCCCTGATTTAGTCCAGAACCGCCTCCAGCGCCACCTCCAGATCTTCCAGTGGTTCCAGCATTAGCACCAGTGTTTGGACCGCTTCCACCGCCTCCTGATCTACCAGCACCGCCACCAAATCCACCTTGACCATTCTGACCAGCACCGCCACCACCACCGACATAAATTTCGGTAGTACCAAACTTGAGTTCTGATCTCTGACCACCACGTCCAGCACCATATCCAGACTGACCTACTGGAGATCCTAATCCAGTAGCACCAACAAATACTTCCAAATCGGTAGTATTGTTTTCTGGAATGGTAATTGTTCCTGTAGCATAACCACCAGATCCCCCACTAAAACTTCCTGTGGGACATTCTCCAACTCCTTGTCCCCCAGCACCCCAAAGATGAAATTCAACAGAACTGGCATTGGTTAGTGGAATAGTGATCTCACCCGTAGTTGTTACAATATAAGTATTATTTCCACTAATAATTACAAGAAGAGTAACCTCATTACTAATGACATCGGTACAAAAGTCATTAGATAATTTGCATCTAAAAAGAGTATTGTTATCAGATTCAGTAGCAGCAGGTGTTGTATAACTGGAATTGGTAGCACCAGAAATATCAGTCCAAGTTCCAGATATTTTCTTCTGCCATTGATAATTTATTGTTGCTGATTGCACATCATTAACAGAAGCAGTGATAGAAAATGTATGTGTATCACCAACATCAATAGCGACACCTTCAGGTTGTACTGTAATGTCAATAAAAGTATCGTTGATAACAACCCTGGAATCACTATCAACATTACCAGCAGTTCCTCTATCAGTATCAGAAGAAGCAGCGAAAGCACTGGTAGAAGCATTTGTTAGAGTTGAATCTACATATCCTGAACCGCCACCGCCACCTGCAGATACCCCAGCACCACTGGCACCACCAGCACCACCAAAGTATCCGCCGCCACCAGCACCACCACCAGTGGTAGTTGTATAATCATATCTAACTACATCAAAACCATTACAATAGTCTCCATTAGGAGAAGTACAAGTTCCGCAAGAGTCGTCACTACACCATCCATACTCACTAGTAGATCTATATGTTCCCCAAGTATAAGCATAATTTCCTACAACCTGATAACCATCAGCATTTGGTGAGTAAGATCCTTCATATATCAAAGTTCCACCCCACAAAATTTCTAAAGTTCTTACGGAATCATTACCCTGATTTTCTGGACCACCAGTTCTTGTATACCAACCATTCTGAGTGTTAGTACAAGATGGTTTTTCAGTCAAACCACCAGTACCAGTTCTTGTAGTTTGATTAGTATATTCAACACCAGAACCAGAACCACTACCGCCCTGAAGTGCAGAACCATCTCCACCATTATCTCCAACAATTTGATATTCAATTGTGATATAAGAAGTATTTGAGTCAGATGTTTGAAGGTTAGATGCTGATGAATGATATGTGGGATTGTAGTATCCATCACCACCATATCCACCTTCACCAGAAATATCATTACCAGAGGGGTATGCAAAACCACCGTTTCCTCCAGGGACACCACCACCGCCGCCTCCGCCGCCTCCGTTAAAGGAAGCAGCAGAAGTTCCACCAACACTACCATTAGATGCTGTGCCAGTAGAGTTGATAGTTGTAGATGTTTTACCAGTTGGAGTGCCAGTCAAATTTGAATAGCAAATACAAGCACCACCACCTCCACCACCAGCGAGGGCGAGCAATGTAGAACCAGTTGTAATGGCAGTTGCACCACCACCGCCACCACCAGCACCTGCATCAAACCCATCAGAAGGAGTTGATCCATCATTACCACCGTTACCACCATTCACATATCCAGTACCACCGTTACCACCACTGTTTCCAGAAGGAGCACTACCAGCGCCACCCATCGTTAATGTAAGTGTTTCGCCAGCAACATTGGACATGGTGCCATTTATTTTTTGTCCTCTAGCACCAACAGCACCACTGGTATTGACACGAGTGCTAGCAGGACCACCCTGACCACCTTTGCCACCATGAATGGTGTAACTGAGAGATGTAACACCATCAGGAATTGTTATAGTGGTATTAGCAGTATATGTCTGACTGAATGATGTTGATGCAGCTGCACCAGACGCTGTTCCTCCAGTTCCACCAGCGGTTTGAGATGCACCAGTTCCTTTAGTGACATTAGCATTGGCATCAACTCCATCAGCACCAGTAGTACCACCACCTGCACCACCATCATTGCCACAATCATCGGTTCCATCGTCACCACCAGAACCAGCACCACCTGCAATCATTAAGGCACTGCTCTGAGATACCGTAGCACCATCAAAAAGACCAGCATATCCTCCTCCATCGTTTCCTGTGGAGGATACACCACGTCCAGCATTCAAATTAATAGTATATGTATCACCAGCAGTTGCGGGAACTTCACCATAACTATGTCCACCCTGAGATGAACAAGATCCTTGTCCCCACATCTTGGCACTAAACTTAGATCTAGTAGATTCAAGTGAAGTAACGGTATATGATAATGAATTAGTTGGATCAAAAATTAATGGTCCATCTATACTCAAGTCCCAAAATTCAATCTCACCGATTGGTGGTTGGACTCTGAAGTCAGCACCAGAAATAACCATTGTCACAACAGAACTGGTTACACTGACTGCTGCAGCATTACTTAGAACAACTCTATATTGATCATCGGTATTTACATTAATATCTACAGCAGGGACAGTATAAGAATCTGTTGTAGCACCAGTTATATCTTCCCATGTGTCAGTACCAACTGCCTTTTTTTGCCACTGATATGATATGGTGTCACTAGTAATTGTAGCGACAACAGTAAGTGTAGCAGTAGCACCATTACTGATAATGCCTGCAGGCAGAACAGGTTGTGTAGTAATTTCAATGAGACGACGAACATTTAAAGTCCATGTTGGACTTTCAAATGGCGAATTAACTGCACTGTCTGCAGATAGAATACAACGATACACATCACCATTATCATTAGCAGTAGTAAGTCCTGAAGCGATTGTTAAACTAGTCGTAGTCTCGCCAGCAATATCCTGAAAAGATCCACCAGCATCCTGTTTCTGCCATTGATATTCTACAGTGTTAATATCAAGTCTATTAGTAGATGCAGTGACGTTAAGAACAATAGGACTAGTGGTTACTTCATTAACTACAATTGTTTGATTCTCAGTAGGATCACTAGTACCTACAGTAGGAAGACGTGATTGAATATCTCCAGGGAGTTCTCCACCACTACTCTGACCAACACCACCAGATGCTTGAAAATTTGTAGTGAAGTTTGAAACAGGTCTTAAAACCCCTGGTTTATTTGCAATGTTTGATTGTATAAGAGACTCATCATATGAATTGATATAAAAATGAGTTACAGGATGAATCCCACCCTTAGCAGGACCTCCGTTCTCTTTACGGACGTACTTAGAAAGATTACTCCATGGCTTCAACTTCTTCTTCATACTTTATGACAACAGCACTGTAGGATTTCCAGAACAAACTTTAATTACACCAGTTACGCCCAACGCAACATCAATAATAGTCTCTGTTGCTCTACCATTGACCATAACAGTCGGAGAACCAGTAAGAACTGGTGCTACATGAGTCTGACAGCATTTTGGACAAGGAACTTTATGCTCATAAGGAATAGTAACATCTCCAATGCAAGTCTGAGCACGTCCACCAGTTAAAACAGTTGGAGATCCTGTACCATTGACAGGAACAGTACATTCAGGAACATAAACATCTCCGACTGTAGCAGCTGCAAATGCCATAGTTATTCTCCCTTCTTAAACAAGATCTGTCCGTTGACAGTAGTGGTGTTTGGTACAGAAAGATTTATATCAGTTTGTGGAACTTTTGCAAATACTTTTGCACGAAGTTTTACAGTCTTATTTGCATTAGCAGCACCAGCGTCCACTGTGACAGTTGTTCTGTCTGCAGAAACAGTGAAGGCAAATGCAGACAGACCCAAATCAGTTCCACCATCAGCAGGATTTACTGTCAAGTTTGGTACTTCAAGTAATTTAAATTTCTCTGTGTTACTTACAAAGAAATCACCACTGTCTGCAACTGCAGTAAAGAATCCTGTATTATCAACCGTACCATAGAATTCGTCAGTATCTTTTTCCTTTCTAGTAATATTTAAGACAGATGCACCGTCTCCAATACCTGTACCATATACAAAATCACCAACTTTTGGTTTTCCACTCGTTGTTGTGGTGATGGTAATCGTAGTTTCACCAGCAACACCCAGTGCAATTGCTTGAGCACTAGTATCCTTAATCTGATCCAAGAATGGTGTTGTCTCAGTTCCTGCTTGTGCTTCAGCAGGATTCAGATCAAACGTTCTGAATGGGAAGTCCTGACCACCATTCTTCCATTGTTCTTCTGTTGTATATTGTTTCTCTAATGTTTCTTCTAACAATGCTTTCCAGTTAGAAGTATCATTAAAAACAACATGATTTACAGTGTGTGTATCTGTTCCAGATGCAGTCACACCTTGACCATCAAATCCTGCCAGAACAGCATCCTTCTGTGACTGACTCATATATTGACCATATCCAGAGCTAATGAAAACTCTGATCCAGTCTACTTCTACAGTAAACGTCAGTGTAGTCTGATCTCTCTGGTCGGGAATAAATTTATGTAATGCATTGAACTTACCAGGAAGTTCAAATAAACTATCTACTTCTCCACCACCAGTCGTGTATCCATTATCTTTCGTAGGATACTCATCGGTGTAAGCAAATTCATTATAAGGAAAGACTGAGGCATTATACGCACCATGAATCTTCAAATAATTCCATGCAGTTGCAGTATACTGTGCCGTACTCGTTCCTCTTGCAGTATCCTCCTGCACATAGTACAACGTCTCTGTTCCACTCCTAGGAACCTCATCTAGACGAATACCAGGACCGAAACGATCTGCCTTACCTAATACTTCGGCACTGAACCAATCACCCAACTCATTTACTGCCGCTCCATCCCCATCAGGACCCTGATTGGTTACCCAACGCATCGCTGTTGGTACTTTTGCAACAAAGACTGAAGAATATCCATAACGTGGACTTGTAGATTCTCCACTTCGTGTTGGTTTTGATCCACCAGGAGTAATATCACTATCATCTAAATCATCACCATCATCTTCTACTTCAGTGGGTGAATCCCTTGCGTCCGCACCAGTGGACTTTAATGTATAGTCAAAACTCTCATACAGTGTTACGTCAGGAAAAATAGGAGATTCCTCTCCTGATCGGAAGTCATAAGTATCCTCCGATCCAGGAAATCCATTATAATCACTGTAGATAATTGTACTAGCCATTCTTTAATTCTTTGACTGCGGTATGAAGGTAATCTAATGTTTCTGCTAAAGATTCGTATTCCTCTGACTCGGGACGACGATACTGAATCTTTTGATTACATACAATCGTCGTTAGATTCTTTACAGCATGTTCCAGATTATTTAGGCGTTGCGCTAGATCCTCAAAGGATACTAGTTCATATCCTTCTTCTACTTCATTCTCCATACACTTCCCCTCCATTCTCAGAGCTAAAAGCGATTGCCTCCTTTTTCGTCCTCCAAGCTTTCGCGTTAGATAATGCTCCCGTCCACTTCCGATCACTTACATAATAAATCCAGTCACCCTCAACATGCTTTGATGAGTTCTTCTGTCTCACATACCATTTCTTACTTGCCATAATACTCTACCTTAATGTCATCTGTACTTATATTTAATGCCTCTACCTCAGGCATAAGATCCTCAATATAATCCATCGCGTCCTCAACGTTCTCAAAGATAATCGGATCGTTCTTTGCAACAGTTACTGAAACCTTCATACTAACCCCTGCTGACGAAGATATACCACTGTCTCGTTACATCCACCAAGTAACCGTCCTTCCTTCAATACCCTGGGAAACGTTGCCCCACCACCGAATTGACTGACAAACTCCTCTCTGGTAAAGTTTACGTCCAGTTTCTGTTCGGTATAAGACTCTCCGATACTATTCAAAACAGTCTTTACTCTCTCACAGTAAGGACAATTCTTTCTTGTGTAAATCGTGTATGCCATTGCGATTGATAAACTACTCTGATTCTACTTCAAGTTCGTACTCTTCGTCAAGCTTTCTCTGCACATCAAACAGTACTTCCTCATACTCCCCACTGTCGTACTCGTCGGCATTCTCAATGGCAATCTCAAGCGCGTTCAACATGACATCCATCTCATGCTCTGATAAGTCTAAATGGATATTTTCCATAATTCTTTCTGCGATTCATCATTATATATCATGCGCGAATTTTTAAAACACTTATAATGTTCTTATTGTGCCGAAAAATTTATCGGAAAATTTTTTTATTTAAATGGAGATTCTCTCGGGCGTTTGGGAACCTTTGTAGGTTAGGGTAGTTTGGGTTTTTTCAATTAGGGCGACCCGCCCCCCATCGCCCTAAGGGGCGGGGGACTGTGCTATGCTGCTGCCAGTTTGCGTCTGATCTGTCGCTCTACCTGACGGAGGGCGTTGGTGTCTGACGGTGTGCTGCTAGTGGTGACCATCACCCGTTGGGCATTGCGCCAGACTAGGTGCTTACTCTCACGCTCTAGGGTGAAACCGTAGCGGTTCATCAGCAGGGTCAGGGACTTACGATGCTTCATCACTCAAACGAAGGGATTTTGTCCAGTGCTTCCTGAGCATAGCAGCGGGAGTGGCGGGCAGCAACCACAACAGCAGACGATCCGATGCTGGGACCGTAGGCACGTTGCATCATGCTCTCAACGTCAGAATCAACAGAGCGACCAACCCAGACACGGGACTGATCGTAGAGGGATGAGGCAGGGGAGTAGATCATGGGGTGATGTCGTTGGTGATATTATAGCAGGGGATCAGAGATCCCACAGCATCTCGTTCATCTCCTCTGCATCAATGGCGGGGTCATCCCAGCGCACGCCGTCGCCAGTGGTGACCAGATGGCGTCCGATCTGTCCATCAGTCATGCAGCGAACGAACTTCTCCCAGGGCGTCTCCAGACCCTCGCGGTAGGTGACACATGCCTTAGCAGTGTTGTAGAGGAACTCATCGTTCCCGATCCAGAGGGAAGCGTTCCAGGTTTCGTAGTTTGCCCAACCGTTCATGGTGT